ATAGGAGATGATCACTACTTAGTAGCATGGCATCCAACTGAATTGACAGGACAGGCTTACATGGTGATACACGAAGATGACTCTGTTACCGTTTTAGGTAATTGGGTTATACTAGAAGCTACAGAAGACAAAGAAGTAGAACTAACCTCAGCTAGTGGCCTATTCTTGGGTACTGAGCACGTTGAAGCTAAGAATGAGTCTGTTGTTCTATACCCGAGTGAAGGTACAGAGGAACTAGGCATTAGCGTTGGAGACAAGGTTATGTTCAAGAAAAATGCTGACTACAGAATAAACATGCCTGACGGTACTCAAGTTTTCCGTATGAAGCCTGACTTTATATACATGGCATATGTCAATTGAGGAAAGTAACTTTACGTTGGTAGCAGCTCAGAACCTATTAAAGGCGACAGAGACAGCTATCAACAACATGGTAGTAGAAATAAGCAAGCCTGTAGATCCTGAACTTAGCGGTTCGGGACGCAAGGCTGAACTAGCATCTATAAAGCAGACTGCGGTTGACGCTAAGGAGATGCTTGTCATACGCCAAGAGATTGAGCAGATGATAAAAAATGCATCAGAGCATGGCACTATAGAAGAGGCTCAGGACTTCAGTGGAGGTTTTGCTGAGAGGTATAGCAAGAAGTAATTGTCCTTTTGACATTTATATAAAAAATTAACGTACATTTGTAACACGTACACGATATGGCGGGCTTAAAAAGAATAGAAGGCTACAATGAAGATATTATCAACATATGTCCTAATGATACGATGGGGAAGGTTATCGAGCTCGAAGGCTTGTTCATCCAACTTCCTGTCGAGGCTAATGACGAAGATGCTTTATTTTTCGGTGAAGATCAATCTGAGCAGTATTGGAAACGTCAAGAGCTACCCTCTTCACTCAAAGGGATTAAATCTATGGATGAGTGGTCGGAGCAGCCGAGTAACTTTAGGAAAACCTATAGTTCATATATCGAGCAAGAGTTTGTGCGTCGGAATCAGGGGGTTTGGATTTACCTTAATGGCGAAAAGACTTACATAACAGGCACGCATTACTTCATGCTTCAGTGGATTAAGATTGATGGTTCTTTCTATGGGGACTACTTAGCATTCCAACGTAAGCTGTTTATCCACGCAGAGGCTTGTAAGGTTGATCCTAGATGTGTAGGACAGCTATTCACCAAATGTAGACGTTCAGGATATACCAACATGGCTGTAGCAACTCTGCTAGCTGAAGGTACAATGGTTCAAGATAAGGTATTAGGGATTATGTCTAAGACGGGTAGCGATGCTCGTGACAACGTCTTTATGAAGAAGGTGGTATCTATGTACAGACACTTCCCTTTCTTCTTTAAACCTATACAGGATGGTTCTACCAATCCACGTGTGGAGCTCGCATTCCGTGAGCCTGCTAGAAAGATAACAAAGAACAACAAGGTAGGTGGCGTAGGTGAGGCACTTAACACGATAATCAATTGGAAGAATACAGTTAACAACGCATATGATGGTGAGCGTCTGTATTACTTGTTTCTAGATGAGGCAGGTAAGTGGGAGAAACCCGCAGACATCCGTGAAGCATGGCGTATTAATAGAACCTGTTTGATTGTAGGTCGTAAGATTGTAGGAACTGCTTTGGTGGGATCTACAGTTAACCCTATGTCTAAAGGTGGACAACAGTATAAAGACTTATGGAATGACTCTAACCCCGAAGAGCGTAATGCCAATGGCCGTACACGCTCTATGCTATACCGTATATTCGTCCCCGCTTACGAAGCGCTTGAAGGATTCTTCGACAAGTTCGGAAACCCAATCATTGACGATCCTGAGCAAGCTATTGAAACTCTAGAAGGAGAGCTAATAGACTATGGCGCAAGGACTTACCTCAACAACGAGCGTAAAGCACTTAAGAACGATGCTAACGAATTGAACGAAACTACTCGTCAGTTCCCATTCTCTACACAGGAAGCATTCCGTGATTCGGTTGAATCTAGTCTGTTTAACTTAGGGAAGATCTACGAGCAAAAGGAATACAACGATATGATGTATCCCAACCCATGTGTTAAGGGTAACTTCTCATGGAAGAACGGAGAGTTAGACTCTGAGGTAGTATTCAATCCTGACCCTGATGGTCGATGGACACTAGCTTGGCAGCCAAAGAAAGATGACAGAAACATAAAAGTTAAGCACCGTAATGGACACTTCACAGCGCCGCATGGTAACAGAGGTGTGGGTGGAGTCGATAGTTATGATCTAGATGCTACCGTAGACGGACGGGGCTCTAAGGGAGCTTGCCACTTCTATAATAAGTTTAGCATGAACGAAGCGAGTAATGTCTTCGTTGCCGAGTATTGCTCACGTCCACCAATGGCCAAGATCTTCTATGAGGATTGTCTTATGGCAGCAGTATTCTTCGGGTATCCTATACTAATAGAGAACAACAAATACGGTATAGCGCGTTACTTCGAGGAGCGTGGATATCTAGAGTACCTTCTTGATCGTCCTGCACACCTAGGTGGCGGTAACTCAAAGGTTAAGACTAAAGGTATACCATCTACCTCAGCAGAGGTTATACAGGCTCACGCAATGGCTATTGAGTCGTTTATACATAACAGTGTAGGCGAGAACATAGACACAGGATTAATGGGCAAGATGTACCTTCAGGATACACTAGAGGATTGGATAGGTTTCAGGATAGACAACAGGACTAAGTTTGATTTAACTATCTCTAGCGGACTCTGTTTACTTGCAGCTCAGATCAAGCCTAAGGTGGCTAAACAATCAGACTTTACTAATAAGACCTTCTTTAGAAGATATAACCCTAATGCTTAAAGGATTTTTTCTTATCTTTGCAGCTATTAGTTAATCAAGAGCGAAACGCACTACGATGAATAAGAATTACGGAAATTTCCCTGACCCTACTGCTAAATCCACTGAGAAAGTATCTCAAGGGTACGGTAAGGCTTACGCAAAAGCTATCCTCAGCCAATGGGGTGGTACAGAATCAACTCAGTCTTTATACCAAAAGCGACTCAAGGAATTTGAGCGAGCGCGTGATTACGCACAAGGTACTCAGTCTACACAAATCTATAAGCAGATATTAAACAGCTTAGACGGTGTAGGTGGCGGAGGAACTCTGTTGAACTTAGATTGGACACCTGTCCCTATCGTTCCTAAATTCGTAAAGATCGTAGTTAACAAAATACTATCACAAAAACCTTATCCTAACTTAGAGGCTATTGACCCTATCTCACGTGGTGAGAAGGAGAACAAGAAGGCTCGTGTCAAAGCTGCTATCGAGAACAAAGAGTTCTTGAAAGAGATGCGTGATCTAGGAGCACAGGTTACAGATGATATCGACAACCTACCTGACACACAGGAAGAGGCAGAGATATTCATGGATACTAATATCAAGATTGCTGCTGAGATTGCTGCACAGGTTGCATGTAACTTAACACTTGAGTGGAATGACTTTAATGATAGTACGTTCCGTAGAGCTGTTGAAGATCTAGTAGTAACGGGTATGGCTGCAGTAAAGCGTGAGAATGATCCTAATCATGGTATCGTTGAGCGTTATGTAGATCCTAGTCACTTGATACACTCTTATTCTGAAGACCCATTCTTGAAAGACCTAGTATACGCAGGAGAGATTCGTCGTATGACTATTATGGAGCTCAAGAGAGTTGCAGGAAACAGCATGTCAGAAGACCAATGGGAGAAAGTTGGACAAGGAGTAAAAGGTAAGTTCGGAAACAATAGCGCTAACGTAGCTAAGACTTCTTATGACGCACGCACAGGTCGTCAGGCTTATGGATATGATGAGTACACAGTAAACGTATTAGACTTTGAGTTTATCGGTCTAGACGAAGTTATATATGAAGAGAAGATGTCTAAGCATGGTAACATGGGATTCTACTTCAAAGGAGAAGAGTACAAGATGCCTACTCAGTCTGTATATGATCGTAACCCTGTATACATGAAGAACATGTGTTTATACGGTGGTCTTTATGTAGATGGAACTGACGTTCTTCTTTCGTATGGTAAGCAAGAAAACCAACCTCGTAATATCCACGATCTAAGCAGAACTACTCTGTCTTACTCTATTGTGGCTACTAACTTACGTCGTATGATGCCTAAGTCTATGGTGACTAGCATTATTGGTTTCGCTGATCAACTACAGATTACACACTTAAAGTTACAGCAGTCTATTGCTAAGGCTAAGCCTGATGGTATCATGATTGATATCGAAGGACTAGACAACGTACAGCTTGGTTCAGGTGGTGAGTTATCTCCACTAGACATTCAAGACATCTACGAGCAAACAGGTGTTATGTATTATCGTTCTAAGAACCCTGAGGGAGGATTCGCAAACCCACCTATTAGAGAGATCAGTAATACTATACGTAACGTGAATGAATTGATTGGACTATACAATCACTACTTAAGAATGATTCGTGACGCTACAGGTGTTAATGAGGCTGTTGATGGTTCAAGCCCACAGTCTGATTCATTAGTAGGTGTACGCCAACAACAAATAGCTTCAGCTAACAACGCACTATATGATATCACTCATGCTTCTTTAGTTCTATACAAAAGAGTATGTGAGGATGTAATCAAGTGTCTACAGATACTTCCAAAGGAGTCCGTGTTATTCGGTACTTACAAGAAGGCTGTAGGTAAGCATGCTATGCAGACTCTAAAGCAGTTCGAGAAACTACCAATGTTTAACTTCGGTGTAACGGTAACTACAGAGATGGATGAGATGGATAAAATGTATCTAGAGCAAAACATCCAACAAGGACTAGCTCAAAAAGAAATTGACATCGAAGATGCTATCGCTATACGTCGTCTAAAAGATATCGATCAAGCAGAACGCTTATTGATTATACGTAGAGCTAAGAGAATTAAGCGTCAACAAACTGCAGCACAGCAGAACTCTCAGATGCAAGGTCAGGTTGCCTCACAATCAGCTCAGGCGAAAGCTCAAGCAGATATGCAAGTAGCTCAAGGACAAGCTCAGTTAGATATGCAGAAGACACAAATGCAAGCTCAATTAGAGTT